ATTCATCCTTCCATCTTGGTGTTTGGTGACTGCACTTAGGGCAGATGTACCACTCCCTATGTTCAGTATTTGCTTTAATCCATTTAGCTATTATTTCCTGCAGATCAGGTTCAGGCTGCGCTAGTCTGGCTTTAATTGCTTGTATTGTTTCAACTTGTTTTGTTGTTTTGTCCATGTTCCATACGGAAATCAACGCATCNAACGCTTGCTGTAATAGTTCTTCGTCAGTCATGTGTTCTTCTCCTTTAGTTTTGCTTCTATGCGTCTTGCATCAATTAATAATTTGTTGTGGTTGTAATCAGGATCACCTAAGTAAGTACCAAACATTCCGAATATTTCCTCATCCGTCAGACTAACCCATTCTTTCTTTGGTGGTGAACTTATCAAGGCGCAATCAGCTAATTTTTGCGCTACATCTTTTACTTGTTCAAGCGTGTAAAGCGGTACGTCACCTTCTTCTGGTTCAGGCTGCGCTGCTACTTTTTGCGGATACTGCGGCGTATCTCGCCACGATTTCCCATTGCTTTGTGAAAGAATCTCACCCCCGTCTATAAAGTGACAGTGACATCGTGGGCATTCATGTATTTTTGTTTTTTCAGGCTGCGGTATACCAGAATACAAAGGCCATCCATTAACTGTTTCTTCAGGCTGTTCAAGCGGATACCATTTTTTTGACTGGTTGTTATTAGGTCTGCACTCAAAGCCACAATGGCGGCACTCTTTGTATTCAGGTTCAGGCTGCGCTAGCAGGGCTTGATATTCTTTAGCAATCACAACTGCTTGACTTGCCCAAGTTCCACCAAACAAAAGACTAAATTCTTTAAACCCATTTACACCGTGGTCTATAAAATCTTGCAGTTCTTTATCAGTCATGTGTTCTTTTCCTTTAGTTGTTGCATCAACATTTTTTCCTGCAACGTCCAAACAAAAGCATCGCCATACTTTTTATTCCAGTTTTCTGGTGGTGACAAATACCAATCCAACCATTCTTTTGTTGGCTTCCATTCTTTCTCATCCATGGTTCTTCTCCTTTAGTTTTGCTTCTATTGCCATACCAAATGTGGTCGGTAAAACATCATCACCTTTGTACAACTCATTCCATATCTTAATCATGTCATCGTAAGTCAGACCTACCCATTCTTTCTTTGGTTGAGGCAGTCCAGACCAAAGAGGCCATCCGTCTACTGTAGGTTCAATAGCTTCTAATTTTGCTAACCTAGTTGTTATGTCATGTAATATTTCTTGTAAGTATGGATTCATAGCTCTTCCTTTACTTCAGTCATACGTCCTGTATCCTTACTATAAAGTAAGGAAGCACAATGTGGACTAGTCAAACCTGAGAACCTGTTCTTTAATATCGATACTCGTGTGGTGTTACGCTCTACATCATCTTCAGCCTGTGCATTGCGTACCAAGCCTATCACAATGTCAGACAACTGTGCAATGGAAGCAGAACCACGTAGCTGAGACAATGACGTAGCAGCACCTTCTTCATGTCCTTTACTATCTGGACGCTTCAGGTGCGAGACTGCGATTAGGCTAATACCTGTTTCCTGCACTAACATGCGTAGCTTGGTCATCAACTCGTCAATGGCTTTACGTTCATCACCATTAGCTTGTGCCGATATGATCATGGAGACATGGTCCAAGAACACGTACTTGCAATCTGCTGCTTTGGCAAAATAACGTATTCTATTAATAACATTATCAATATCAGTACTACCAAAGTTATCCCAAAGAAATAATCTATCATTCCCAAGTGTAATGTCGAAAGCATTTTTTAATTCCTCCTCTGATACAACTGTGTCTGGTAAATGTAACGGTTTATTCAAGTACAATGACATGATTGATCTTGCAGTCTTACGTACAGATTCTTCCATAAACATTAAGCCAATATTATTTTCTGTACTCTCAATCAAGTGCCACAGGATCTCACGTAAGAACTGTGATTTACCTAAGCCTGAGCCAGCGCATACTGTGATCAACTCAGCAGGTCTAATACCATAAGTTAATTCATTTACACCAACCCAAGGATACATTGCTGAAGACTTTTCTATCGGCTTATTCACTTCTTCCCATAGGCTAGAACCTGCAATGATACCATCAGGTGTCCATTGCTCTGCATTCCACCAATCTTTAATGTAGTCGGATGTGTAACCACCTGCGAGGTAGTCACAGGCATCTTTAAAGCCTTCACGATGCTTAACAATCTTGCACTTGCTACCAAATACTTCAGCAACTTCTTCTGCTGCTTTCTTACCAACAGCATCGCTATCAAAATCAATCACAATGCTATCAAAGCTGCTTAACCACTCGTAGGCTGCTTTAACGTCCTTTATAGCCGCCTGAGCACCATTGCGTACCGATACGTGTGCGTACTTGCTTCCACTCATTTGAAACCCTGCTAGGGCATCTAATTCGCCTTCATGGATGGTTACAGTCTTACCACCACTAGGAAACAAGTGCTGCCCAAATAGAGCCGCATTGCGCCATTCACCTTGTACTGAAAATGTCTTGTCTTCTACCTTGCGTACCTTAGCAGCAATGATAGTGCCTTGTGTATCTGCGTATGGGTAGTAATGATTAGTACTAGTCTGCGTAACACCAAAGTACTGGCAGGTATCTTTGGTAATACCTCTATCTTTTATCGACAACACTTCACCTTGTATTTGCATTGCTTTCCTCGTTTCTATTTTATTAACTTCAGTACCATCGCCTTTAATGTAGTTATGACATACATGACAATATTCATGGTTATCATCATACAACGAATTACCATCACTCGAACCACATTTAAGACAAGGAATATGCTTTAAAAAATTACTTGACATAAATCCCTTTCTTAATTATAATAACTATGAAGACAACATCATTGTTAATCATTAATAATAATTATAATAACAATTAATAATGATGTTAACTACTTAGTACTCTATATTGCCAAACTCGTCATCATCTTCCTCATTCACAATCTCATATAAATCATTAGAGCTTGCGAGATCAAGTCGATCTTTATATACCAGATCAGATTTGATTGTCTTAAAGCAGTTATTACATAAATCGTAATACTCGCCAGTAACTAAAGACTTCCTTGTTGTTTCATAATCACTAAGTATTACATCACATGCTCGGCATCTCATTCCTGTCCCCTTGCTCTTGCAGCGATGGCATCAACAAGCCCTTGCACATCATAATCTCCCCAATCATCAGCTATTTTCCAACACGCTTCACGCTCTGCTGCTGCGACTAGGTTGGCGAAGCACTCAAACTCATCTTGTGTAGCCCATACATCTGTTCTATCTGGCTTTCCAAAACCATCGCCCATCAAACGAATACCAACTTCTTTAGCCATGCGGATAATGTCATCTTTATCTACCATCTCGCTTCTCCATGTGTTTCAGGTGTTGGTAACTGCTTCTTCTCTCTGGGCTGTACGACCATGTACCAGCCTTCTTGTAAAAACTTCTCGGCTGAATGTCTATCCCAGAATTTTCTTACTAAGTTGCCTTCATCGTCGTACACCCAGAATCTCATAGTCTCACCTGTGCCATTTTTAACTGTTGGGTGAATCCATCAAAAGTAAAAATTACGTTTGCATTTTTAGGCTGAACTTCCATGAATGTGGCTTGAGGAGTTACATACGCATATACCAATGAATCAGGATTGCCTAAAGGTTTAATTCGATACTCAAAATTATCATCCCATGATGGTCTATTCGTATCTATCCATTCGCTTTCTGGTGTTAGCTTGACCTCAACTTCTCTTCCATCAGCCCAAGCTTTAATTACATCTGCGTGTTTATGTGGTTTCATTTTTAATCCTCGTGATCACTACTCATTATTCTTTTTTCTGCCCATTTTTTGTACGCTTTGAGTTCCTTGTTTTCTTTCGTCAGGTCATCAATCTTCGACTGCTGATGTTTCATGGTACTAGCTGCTCGATCTATCCATTCCTTTACTTGTTGTGGCATACCGAACATTGGTTCAGCATCTTGCGCGACCTTTGCAGCTATTGTTTTCTTACGCATAACTTCCCCTATCGAATGATTAAAAAGTCAGGCACGAATACAGCAGCCAGTACCATTAAAACGAATATGGTTCCTACCATGATCATTTCCCATAATGTTTCGTTCATACTTCCTCCACTGTGATTTTGTATTGCTTGCCGTTGATGTCTTCCACAATCATTGTTTTCTTTGTAGATGCCAAGGAACCATACTGGTTCAAGTCGTATTGGATCTTGCCTACACTGCTCAACATAGCCATGTCTTTTTGGTCTTCGTACTTCATGTTTTTTTGGATAATGTTGGCGATGTAATCGCAGTATGCCAATCCTTTACGGCTGTTTTCAATCTTGAGAGCCATTTCTGACATGGTTAAAAAGTTTTCCATCATGTGCTCCTTAGTTAAAGTATTCTGTGATTTCGACTCGATGCGCTCACGATCTGCTTTGGTAAGCTTGCGCTCTAACCATGCTGCATAACGGCTACGACGGTCACAGATGATCCATTGGCTGCTACCGTAGTAATCAACGTCACTGTCGCAACGGCTGTTGTATGAAGCTTCTGTGTAGTCAGTTACACCAATGATTGCTGGGATGCCTGCTACTCTGGTTTCGATCTCTGCTATGAACATTTCAAACTCCTTGTTATAAACCTGCGTCAGTGCAGTGACTCAAATATAACTCAAAATTAGATTCTTGTGTAAATAATTTAATTGGGTCTGCAAATAAATACATTTGGATCTAATGTATATATTTCGATAACTTCCCCAGAAGGCTCAGAATCGGGATTACGGCTCTTTTCCCATTTGTCCTGATACACCTTCAACTCCGATGGTGGAGTCCAACCATACTGCTTCCAAAGCTTCGTAACATCAATTTTCTTATGCATTGCGTTCACTCCTTAATTTATTGTTTTATTTTTTACAACTTAGTTACTACCTAAAACTTCCACCAACTTCTGTAATGCTTCTTGGGGTGTTTCACCATATTCGTGTGGATCCTCACCGTCGCTGCCTGTTTCGTATGCTACCCATTGATACTTAGCATTTGATGCTGAAATCTGTGAATATTCAACTGTAAAAGACATGTCAAGCTCCTGATCTTAAAATTGCCCCCGAAGGGGCATGTTGTTTAGTAGTGGGCTTTGGAGCCCGATAAATTAAACGGTAGGTGCAACTTTGATGATTGCGGAAGCTTCGCCACGGAAGCTGTCTAATTGCTCTTCAGTGATGCCGAAAGATTTGCATAAAGCTTCCATATCAACTGAACCTTTGCGCTGCTCTAAAGTGATGCGTACACCGTACTTTTCGCCACGGAACTTACCTTCGCCATACTGGTTAGCGAGATCTTCTTTGAGTAACTTGCATTTTGCTGTCAGATCTTTGACTTGACGATCTAACACAGCCAATGTGTCGATGTCGTTTGTGAGGGACTCTACTGTTGCGAGTGCTTGGATGGTT